ATACAGTTTTTCTAACCATCTTTTGAATTGTATAAACTCTATATCTCTGTCATTATGAAATACTTCAATTTCTACTTTAAAATGAAATATATGTCTGTGAGGGTATCCTAAAAATGATACATCATATTCATCACCTGTTGCAAGTGCTGGATCTTCCAGTGCCGCAGGATATTTATGAATGCCTTCTTTTTTAAATGTTACCCATATAAATGTTTTATGTTTATTCATATCTAATTATAGCAATTTTATTCGTCTGTGTCAACGTCAATTACTGTGTCTCCCACATATTCTTTCCAATCTGTATAGTGCATATCTTTGGTGATTTCTTTTAGATTTCTGCTCCAAACACCTGTGTTTGAATGTCCCCAAGTAACATCATCTATTTTAAGTGTAGCATTGCCATTCACTTTGTAAATATTTGGAATTTTAGCACTTATCATTGGAATAAATTTTTTATAACTCATCAAACCTGTACTTGTAACAGTTTCCATATATTCTATACCAAAATCAAGTGTTATCCAAAAGTCTTTGTCCAATAATGATTTGATCATTTCATACCACGGTTTCAACTGTTGTTCGTTGTTGATAACAAAACTTTGACTAGTTCCGAAATATATGTGTTTTGCTTTGTGACCAACAGCCAATTTTTCAATTTCTTCAGCGGATCTAACACCAACCACAAACAGTGTTTGCCAACCTTTTGCTATTGTGTTTTCTATCTCGGTACCTGTAAAGTATATTACCTGTTTTCTTTTTGCTGTGTCTAAAGCCATTCTATGTATCCTCTGCTGTATCCTGGCATTCTTTGATTGCCTTCTTTAAAAGCATCATGCCATTCTGTTTTTCTATTATATCCTTTGCTCCAAAATTTATCTATGTTCAAAGCACCTTTTTCAATCATGTTAACTGCTGTCTTCATACATCTTTGAAAATCTTTTTGTCTAGGAGATGGAAACACAACAGTGACAGCATTCCATAACAGTTTGCTAAATGATGTTGTAATTTTATCTGTTTTCTCTGCACCTAGCACAATTAATCCTTGTGGTTTTATGATATCTCTTACAAAGACTTCATCTCTGGTGTTTAAATCTATCACAATATCATACATTCCTTCAAATGTATCTTTTAAATTGTCGCCCCAACGTTCTTTGTTGTGACTGCCTATTACGTCTATTTGAAAGAAATAATTAGCACTTAGATATTGATACACAACCCAACTAAGAAATCCACTGCCTATAATGGCAATTCTTGCATCTTTGCTGTTACGTTTTTCAAACTGGTATTCTTCTTGCATGACCACATTCAACCCACAAGCAACTGGTTCTATGATGTATTTAGGGTCTGCTTCAGGAACACTTACATAAGTTCCTTTATCAGCATTGTATTGATCAGCATATGCAGGCTCACCTCTTGTTGCAACATAATCTCCCACATCGATATCTTTTACTTCGCTACCTATTTCTAATACTTCACCTAAACCTTCATGACCTTGCATGTTCAAAGGAAGTGGACCAAAGTCTCCATTCATCATATCAATATCACTTCTACACACACCAGTAAAAACACTTTTTACTCTTATTTGATCAGAGGTAATATCAGGTACTTCAAAATCACCTTCTTTGAATTCACCTTTACCTTCAGTGTATAATATCTGTACTTTTGTCATTAATTTTTTCCTGTATGTATAAATCTTGCTCCAACTGATTGTTCCAAAACATATCATCTTCTAGATGTATTAAACTGTCTTTGATCATTTCTTCATATGCTTCTTCTGGACATAATCCTAAAGGTATTGATGCTAAATGTGATTCTCCATCTTTGTAAAAATGTATAGCCATGTCATCGTGTAAGTTAGTTTTCCAATTAGCATACAGTATATAGATTTTGTTACCATCTGTCAATTCCATAGTGGCTGAATCATCTACATTATAAACTCCATTTTCATTGACAACACCATAATCTGTGCCTGTGCAATCCGACAAGTTCCATCGTTGCTCTGTGTGATACTGTCTAACTTTAAAATCTTGATAACTGTTCTTGTTCACTGACATCATTATACTCATTAAGTGAGGTAATAAATCTCTACTCACACCGCCAAATGCTTTACTCTTATCTGTAAACCATGTTCCTGGTCCAGGAATTCTATTTTTGTTTACCCAGTTGATCTGTATCATATCACTTGCTTCACAATTTTCTGCTATCTGTTTGATATTGTTTCTCCACTGATTATTCTTTGTCATCATAAATCTTGTTGACTTATTTAGGTTTGTAAGCAATCTCCAGTGATTAATTGTTTCCACACCTGGCTTCTCCACAAACACAATCTTTGTGTGTTCTGCTAATTTTAATGCTGTCTTGTAGTGTAAATGATTAGGCACACAAATATGAGCAGTGTCAAATGGTGCATGAGCTGTTATGGCTGTTGTAAGTTCTGTGAAGTCTGCATCAGCATTAGGATTTATATCCACAGTAATCACTTCATGTCCCATTCTTTTTAGAATGTTAACGTACAACTGTCCAAATCCTAGTCCAACAACCAAACTTTTCATTGTTATAATGTATCCTGCATTTTCTTTAATTGTGTTTTTAAAAACAGTTTCATCTTTTTAAATTTTAAAAGAAGTTCTTTACTGCCCCACGATCTATCATAAGAACGTTCAGACTCCATTTCATTAACTTTACTTTTGTACCACTTGTATTCTTTTTCAACTGATTTTACTTTTCTACTTTTTCTTATTGTCATTTTAAGCCTCCTCAAATAGGTTAGAAAATTGTGTACTTGCATTCACTGTCTTTTTACCTGTTGCTCCTCTAGTGCCAATGATTGACATCCAGAATCTTGAAAACTCTTCGATTACCATGTTTGCTTCATCTCTACTGCTGGTGGCAAATATGGCATCCACAATATCTTTAAAAGCAACTCTATCAAACTTTTCTTCAACCAACATTTTAGGATTTAAACCTAAATCATATTGTCGATTTGCTTCTTGCACTGCTGAAATATGTGTCCACACATTGTGTGCCATTTGTAGTGTGTAACTGAATGAGTCCCAAGATGTTCTACCTTCATTACCCATCTTGTTTAAATCACCTGGTTTATAACAGGTAACATCTTTCAGCATCAATCTTTTACTGATAGGACTGTCCATAAATCTTTCAAATATACCTTTTTCTAACACAGCATCTCTAAATAATTTTGTTTCTAAAGAAAATGCTTTATCATCAACACTTGGTTGCATTCTGTATGTCCATTTCTTTTTGTCTTTAATTTCTATGTCAGTGTAAATTTGACCATTAGCACTGGCTAAGAAAGGTGAAGCACAATCAAATGTGATCATAAAGTTTGGATTATGATATTTTCTAATTGCTCTTTGAACATCTGTTAACAACACTGCCCATTCTAATTTACTTGTTCCTAAAAAGTGCATAACATCATGCACACCTTTTTCTAATAATCCATCAAATCTCAATGCCACCAAACGTTTCAATGCCAAGTGTATATCGCACATGTTCTGTCCACCCATTGCCCAACCATTAAAGTGTGTGCTAGGAAATTGTTTAGGATCACAATAGTGTTTCATTTGTGTGTACCAATCATCTGCTTGTTGAAAGTTTTCACCTTGTAATACATTTAAAAATTTACAATTACCGTTACGATTTTTCATAAAGTAATCATTGTTGATTTTTGTGCCATCAACTGCTTCTTGATATGAACTGATCTTACTTGCCGCCGCACCCGCAGGAGAACGAGATACCCAAGCAGGTATATCTAATATCATACCATAATCCATGTTGCCATCCATGAACGCCAACACTTGTTCACGTTTCTTTTTGGCTTTAGGACAATTAACATCTTTCCAGTCGCCTTCCCAAACACCTTTACCTATTTGGAAACCACCTGAGTCACCTAGTACCCAGTTATCTTTTCTATCTCTGTTTCTGATGATGTCGTCCCTCACAGAAAAGTGATCCATATTTAAATCAGCATGACCCGCCGAATATAAATGCCACTTGTAATAGAAATAAGTGTCTTTGGAACTCAAGTAATTCATACCCTCAACACCATGTTCAAAGTTTTGTGGAACTCTTTCAGGTTTAATGTAGTCTTCTTGATGTCTTGCTTTACCAATATCCCTAGCATAAAAACTGCTCAAAGCAGGAAGAAAAGTTGCGTAATCTTTTTGCTTTTCAGTTAAGTTGTCAGTGGGTATGTTTTTCTTTTCCATATTATCCAAATGCCTTTATTGCTAAAAGCGGAACTAACCAAGGAAACACCAAATGCTCAACCAACTCATAAATTACCAATGCAGAGAGCAGTATTGCCCACAGTCTTGATGTTCTTGCTTTATAACTCACATATGTAAAGATTTTCGAATGCCATGTTCCAATCTTTTCCACAATACCTGGTTTGTTACTTTTTATAGTCTTTTTCTTTTTAGCCATATGTCCTTATTTTGTTTGTGCAGGCAGTATGTAATTGTATTCACCAATTCCACTGTCCACAGTTATTTGCATTGCTCCTTGATCAGAAATACTCATTTTAACTTTTCCGTCAAGACTCAAAATACTGATCACTTGTTGTATCGGCCAACTCCAAGTGTTTTTTAATTCACCTGTTAGATTAGATTCAAATACAAATGATCCTGCGTGTGAATTAGCATCACCAAAATAAAACATCAATGTGTTGTTTTCTGTTTTTATAGTAAACACAGTTTCTTCAACATGTGCCGCCGCTTGTAATTTCAATCTGTGTATTGCCGCAAGTTTAGGTTCAAAATTAATATCCCAATTAGACCCTTTAAATTTAACAGACTTTAACTTTTCATTAATAATTTCAGTACTCATAAATCTGTAATCATTTTTAAAATCTCCGCCTGCATTTTCAAAGTGAATATGCGTTGGAATAGTTTTACCATTTCTTTCTGCTGATTTGATTTCGATCTTTGCTTCTTTTTGATACTCTGGACATTTTAAGTGTAAAGCCAGTTTGTCTAAATTAGGCATACCAAACACACCATCGAATTCGTTCACTTTAGTATTTGTGTTTGCTGAAAGAATAACTGATCTGTCTTCGGCCATACTTTCTATTTTTGTTTGTTCTTCGTTACTCACTTTTACAAGGCTAAGAAATCCTAGCGAATGTGTATGTGCAACGATGTCTTGTAAGATGTCTTTCATTTTTTTATTCTCCTGTTTGTTATATTATATTTAGGTTTTGTCGAAAAGTCAACTACTAATTGTTCCATCTTGACTTTACTCCAAAATGTTTATAAGCCTTCTGCACACTTTTGGCTTGGAAATAACAATCCGCCAATGCATTGTGAAGTGACATCTGTATGTCTTTTCTTGGGTCTTTTGGTAACATATTGAACAGAGTTCTTGAATCTCTAATTTGCCAATAGTTCCAAGGACAAGGTTGCCCTAGTTGAGCATACAAATTTTGTAATATGGCATAATCAAAAAGCGGACCTTGGCACCATAATTCGTCCACTCCTACACACCATTTGTTTAATTGTTTTATCATATTGCTTAATGAAATTCTGTCTTCATCACCCAGTGCTTCATTTCTAATTTCTTCATCTTGTCGACCCCACCATTCAAGAGTGTTTTCATCCACATGTCGACCCAATGCACTTTGTTCATCAACATCCACTCTTAGATACAATCCTGCGTGTGGTTCTGAATCTGTGTAAGGATCAAATTTTATAGCACCCAATGTTAACAAAGTAGCATCTGGTCTGGTGCTCAATGTTTCCAAATCTATCATTCCGTGTGTAGACATCTATCCTCCAAAATCAAAAAGATTGTTAAATGTGTTATTACTTTCGGTTGACTTAATGTCCCAACCTAATACTCCAAGCAAGTTGCCAAGTTTATTATCGATCACTGTGCTTTCCATTGTGGCATCATCAAATGGCAATTCTTTAAACCATTCTGGAATACGCAATTCATCCACAGGATACGCAACACTGGTAAAGTCTAATGGATTCTTTTTTAATTTACAAACAATTACTTTCATACCATCCATAATTTCTTGCGAATACTTGTCACTGTTCATACGTTTAAGTGTGTTCCAGTTAATACTTGCTCTTACGTGACCAGGCATGTTTGCTTTGCCCAGTCTTGCTTCTTTTTTAGAATATTCACCTATGTTGTTTGCTCTACGTGGAGATCCTTTCTCCCAGCCTGGTCTTGTTTTAAATTCATTTCTAAATTGTGTAATTTTATCCAACACTTGTTCTTCTGTGTTATCGGATAACACCATTAATAGTAATTCAGATAAGAAGTTCTGAATATACACAGGTGTGTCTGATCTTTTTAAATCTAGTCCCATTGCTTTAATTTTGCCTGCCTTGCCGTCTTGATCAGTTCTAAATCCTTCTAAATCATAAATCAATATGGCATATCTTTTCTTTGTGATAAACAAGCCCGATGTTGCCACACTTTCTCTACCTGCTTGAATTACTTCTGCTCTTGATCTCATACAATGAAATGCTTGTCCCATAAATTTTTTAAATGAATTGTTCACTTCACCAGCAACTTGATCATACAGTTTTACAACACTTTCTTTTGTCCAAGGTATTTGTCCCGCATCTATTTCCTTTTTAAGAACTTCATATGCTGAAAAATAAGCCGAGTCTGTGTCACCATAAATTAATGCTTTGCCTACATGATCATAATCACCAGTTATCACTTCGTTGATCTTGGATGCCATGTGTTTAGATATCTGTCTGCCTGATAATGTTGTTGATTGTCCAATACGTTTGTCAAAGAATCTACAACCTGGATTAAGGATAGCACCATACAAACTGTTCAAGTTAATCTTTTTAACCAGTTGTCTTTTATCCCAGAATTCTATTTCTGCTTCGTTTTTTGCTTCTTTGGCTTTCTTCAACATAGCCTGCATATCTTTTCTTTCTTTATACCAACGTGCAAGTAGTCCAGGTATTACACCTTCAAACTCGCTTGTGAATATTGTTCCATTTGCACTTATCATCATTGGATTATTACTATCGAAAATCATTTTGTAAATTTCAGCACCACTCATTATGTCTACTTTTCCATCTTCCCAATCCACATTAATACTGATATCTTTTCTTTTTTCCATCACAGCGTCATATTCTAATGATCCAAAATGATTTTCCCATGCACCTGCAAATGATTTTTTTTGTAATGTCATTTGTTCATCAATGTATTCATCTGTGTATGTTGGTCTCAGTTGTCCCATTACACATTCAGGAGCCATGTTTAAAGCTCTAATCACAGACGGATATAGCGAATTAATATCCATCGAACCAATCCATTTGTGCAATCCTTTTTTAGGATATGCCACATAAGCACCTGCGGCTGATGTTGAGTTGTCATCTCTTTTTGGTCTATTTGGTACTTGTACTCCTCGTCTGTGTGCTTCATTTATAATTGCTTGTTCTGTAACTGCAACTGCACCCATAGTGGTTTGTAGTAAAACTGTGTTACTGTGTGCTAGTTCATTTGATAATGCTATAAATCTTAACTTACGATCCAATTTATCCAATAGTGCCACGTCTTGTCTGTTGTATTCTATGAATGTTCTAAAGTCTTGATTGTAAAGTTGATCTAAACTTCCTTCATACACAGTTTTAGTCTCACCTATTTCATGGTCACCAATAGCATCTAATCTATATGAATGTCGTTCTTCGTAGGTGTATTTTCTATAAAGTTCCAATGAGTCTAAATGTACTCTGCCAACTAAATCATAAGTTTCTTGTTCTCTACCATATCTTTCAAAAGTTCTTTTCTTAGGCATTTGTTTCCACAAACATAAACGTCTTGTGTCATCTTTGCTCATTACCTTTTTAATTCTGTTTATGATATATGGTAAGTCGTAACCTTCTGAATTCCATCCTGATATTACATCAGCGTCTTCAATAATATCTAAAAATGCTTTGATCATATCTGCTTCATCTTTATACAGATACACATTGTCTATGCCTTTTGTAGTTTCTTTGGCTTCTTCTATGCCCATTGTTTTGGGTGGTATGGCAAATGTAACCATAGTGCCTAACCATTGTAACGAAACGGTGATTGCTGTGATTGGCATGAAAGGATCACCGGGTTGACTAAATCCTCTTTCAGGATCATAATCTGTTTCAATGTCGAAAAATGCTATATTTAAATCAGGAGCATCTTGATTAAGATAGTTTTCACTTAAACATTGAAAGATAGGATTTATATCAGATTCAAATAATGTTTTGTTTCTGTTAATTGCAAGTTCTTTGTGAAAATCTTTTGTGTTCTTTGAAACAATTCTACTTAAAGGTTTACCTGTGGTACTTTTAAACTTTCCACCTGGATCTTCATGATAGAATGTGTATTTGATTGGATATTCTTTGAATACCCTTTCTTTGTTTTGTCGTTCAACAACTCTTATGATGTCAGAGTTTCTGTCAAAATATCCGTCTATGTAACTCATTTATTCTCCTTTTTGTCATTTGTGGCTGACAAAATACCTAAAATCAATTGTGGATGATTCTTCCTTACTTTATATAATATAATAGTATACCTCCGAAACCCATTGCTGTCAATACTAAATTTGTTACAATCAGTGCCGGTTCTTTCCAAAGAAAGGATACTATTAACCAAATTATTCCACCCAAAGCCAAAAGCAATGGACCTACAGGATATAATTCAGGAAATCCTGCGTTTATAAAAGTGCCTATGATTAATACTGCGGTTGCTAGCCATTTTAGATTTTTGCCTGTTGTTACCTTTTTCATAAATTAATTTGTTTCATATCTGTCAAATACTCTATTGATTACATTGTTCACTCTAACAAAGTGTGCCGCTTTAGGCATATCTTTGATTCTTCTTGCTCCAATGTAAGTACAGGTGCTTCTTACTCCACCTAATATTTGTTCAACAGTCTCTCTGACTGGGCCTTTATCTTCTAGTGTTACTGTTTTGCCTTCTACGCCTCTATATCCGTCTTTTCTTTGTCCGTGTGTGTTTAATGCTGTCTGTGAAGCCATGCCATAAAACACTCTTTTACCATCTTTTAACTCTAATTCTGATTCATCATGTCCTGCTAACATTCCACCTAGCATAACAAAATGTGCACCACCGCTCAATGCTTTTGCAACATCACCTGGTTGTGTACAACCTCCGTCTGCAATAATATGACCACCAACACCATTTGCGGCATCTGAACATTCCATAATTGCTGAAAACTGTGGAACGCCAACTCCTGTTTGTGTTCTTGTTGTACACACACTGCCTGGACCTATACCAACTTTCACAATGTCAGCACCTTTTATAATTAATTCTTCAGTCATGTTTGGAGTCACAACATTACCAGCAATGATTATTTTTTCTGGATATTCTTCTCTAATTTTTGTTACAAAGTCTACAAATGATTCATGATAAGCATTCGCAACATCAATTGTTATACAAGGTATATCAGGAAATGCTGACATCACTTGTTTTAATGTTTGATAATCTGTAGCATCTTGGTTGTGTATTGCTCCAGTGCCTACACAGGCAGAAACATATTTAAATTTAAGTCCTGTGCCTGCCGCCTGCTTCCAATCATCTAATGTATAATGCTTTCTAATTACTGTAAGCATTTTATATTCTTGTAGCACTCTTGCCATAGAAAAAGTTCCTACACCATCCATATTAGATGCTACAATAGGAACATATGATAATTCTTTACCACTATTTCTAAATTTAAATTTTCTTAAAATGTCAACGTCACGTCTTGAATTTAATGTGGATCTTTTAGGTTGTAGCAATACGTCTGAATAATCTAAATGTATGTTATAATCAATTCTCATTAAACTTCATTTTCTAAAGATTCAACGTCAATCCCTACCATTGTGTTCATGTCTGAAACAGGGCTAGTTTGAAATTTTAAATAATGCATCATGTTTTCTGGAGTAGATTCAATATAAGGATCGCTGTCCTCGCCATCGTTGTTTATGCCTGGCTCTTGCCACCATGCTTCTATAACACCGTTGTTGATCACTGCCATATATCTCCAACTTCTATTTCCAAACCCTACGTGGTTCTTTCCAATCAACATTCCCATAAATCTTGTGAAATTACCTGAACCATCTGGAATCACTTTAACATTTTTTAATTTTAATGAATCTGCCCATGCGTTCATCACAAATGAATCATTCACTGAACAACAATAAATCTCGTCAATACCCATGCTTTTAATTTTGTCTGCATTTGATTCAAATCCTGGCAATTGTTTTGATGTGCAAGTTGGAGTAAATGCTCCTGGTAAACTGAATAGCACAACTCTTTTACCTGCAAAATAGTCTTGAGTTGTTTTGTCAGACCAACAACCTTCTTCAAATGTGCATCCACCATCTGGTGCAATATCGCCGTCTCTTACTCTAAATATTACGTGTGGTATTTTAAATCCCTTCATCTTTGCTCCTTAATTCATAACCGCCAAAAAAGTCTGTAGCATTTATGGCTCTATCGTCTATCCAGACATCATAAACTGGTTTTTTCATTGTGATTGAACTGTGTTTAACATTCCAATCTTTTAGTTGTTGATGTGTAAGTTCAGTCCAGTCTTTGCCTGAGTTACCACCTCTTGCTGTCCAATAATGAATTTCGTGTCCTTTATCATACAGTGCATTTAGTTTTGCTATGCGAACAAGGTCTGGTTTACTGTCTACATAGTTGCTGTTTTCATTATAGCAAATTGTTCCGTCAATGTCAACCATATATTTCATTACCAATACCTCATTGCTATACCAAACCCAAGAATATTCATGCAAAGGAAATAACTAACCAACATTGTGGGCCAGACTAATTTTCTTCTGTAAAAAGTGAATATGGCTAATGCTGAACCTATTATAAAAAATGGATAGACCATACGCATATCAGGGTTGGTGGCATTGAGTGCCAACGTCATACTTGCAATAATATTCACAAGTGTGCTGATCATTTCTAACCAAAAGCACAATTTGTCTTGCTTGTATGACTCTTTGAAGTATCCGACTATTTTATTTGTCTTTGCCAACTGCAATAATTAGGTTTTCTAATGAATCAAAATCATCAGAATATTTGTGCCATTCACCTTTGTGTGCAATTTTAATTGCTTTATTAATCAATGATGGTTTAACTTCTAATTCTTCTGCCACTGCTTTCACAGTATCTTTTAAGCCTCCACTTAAATCTTCAACTTCGCGTAGCACATTGGCTCCTTCGTCAATAATTCTTTTAAGTTTTGCTTGTTCTTCTGGTCCGTATGTTCTTGCCGACATTCTGTTCTCCTTGTATTTTATATGGGCGACTTGTGCCGCGTAAAGTCTAATTATACTTAATCTTTTTCAAAAAGTCAAGTCTATTTTTTGGCTGGGCTGTCTTTTTCTTCGTAGAAGTAATCGTCGGAGTCACCAAAAGTTACTGTGCTCTCGTTTTCACAGAAAAACTCTTTGGTGCTGACTTGGAAGTCTGGTTTTTTTAATTCAGATGCTGTTAATGATTGTTCGTACCAAAGCATTCTGTTGTTTGGTTGTGCAAAGTATTGTCCGTTTTCCAGCCTACCAAAGTTGTGTTGTTTGTGCTCGCTGGGCACTTCGGATACTCCGGTGTTGACTGTGTTGGGATCTCCATGACAAGCATCAATGGTGAACAAATATTCACCTTTTATTCTGTCGCCACCCTTCAACATAATTTCCACATCACAATTTTTCAACATGGCTTTGGTCCATACTTGTATATTGGAACTGAATGAATCCCAAAGTTCAAGTGTACCTAGCGGAAGTTGATCTTCTTCTTTGATGTCTGTGTGCCACACAAATGCTGATATTGGAAACTTGTCATAACAGGCACCATACTCTGGCAAATATGCTTCGAACATCAACGCTCTACCCTGTACTGATTTGACTGCTATAAGAACTGCTTCAATGAATTCACCATGCCCACGTTGAAAGTCGTGTACGTATTCTTTTTTGATCCAACATTTGATGTATGGTATATTTGCAACAAAGTTCAAGACACAGCCCTCTCATGGTTTAAATAATAACTGTGTGTATTTATTGGATTTTTATTTTTTCTTGATTGGAACGCAGTTGTCTACTGTTTTGTCACCTTTTTTCTTGGTGCCCATTCGCTTGTAACCTTTCCAACATACTTTACCATCTACACCTTTTTGCTTTTCTGCTTCGCCCAGTGTTTCCCATGTTGGTTTATTACACTCTTTACAAGTTTTTGCGGATTCTTTTAATTTAGATTCAAGTTTATTTGCTAGTGATTCTTTATAGTTGTGTGCATCATGTGAACATTTACATGCTGGCTTTGGACTTTTAATAATACAACCACAATGTTCGCACATACCTTTTGCTTCATTTGTGCCAATTGGATCAGCCATTGCAGAATCTGTTCCAGACATCATTTCAAATTCCATGTAATGTTTTACAGAACTTAGATAATCTGCCGCTTTGGTGATCTTTGCTTGTACCCAACCTTCTAAACCTTGTTGTTCAGATACGTTTTTCAACATGTCATGCAGTTTGATTGAATATTTTGCCGCTTTGTACAAATCTGATCTTGCCATCTGCACTTCATGATCTTGCTCTACTTTTTGAGCCATCAGTGCTAGGTCTTCTGTTTGTACGTCTTTTTTAGAATCTTTTTTAGGACTTTTGCCGTTCTTCTTTGCTAATGCGTCAATAGCCGCTTGTGGCATTTTGCCTTCTTTAGCAACGTCTTTTTTTGTTAAATCTGAATGTTTCATAGTAATATTTATCTTTTTATTGGAGCACCAAAAACTGAGGTACCTTTCATATCTAGAGCATTGTCAGTTGGTTTCTGCATTTTTGCTTTGGGTGGCATTGATGAAGCACCTTTTTTGCCATAGGCATCACGTGCTTTTTTGTTGCCTATTGCTATGTGTGGATTAGCCACTGATGCAACACTGCCAGCCGACGTGGCTCCTGCAGATGCTACTTCTGATATAATGTCTCTGATACGCATAATGTTATTTACCGTGTTTGTGTAAATTCTTTACACGTTTGGATGTTGAATATTTGGCATGAGGCACTTTAAGATTCTTCTTACCGTATATATCTCCCACTTTGTGAGTATATACCAGCATTTCAGGATCCAGCCCATAATGATAGTCCACACGGGCTTCTACCATTTTGAAATCCTTGTAACGCATGATACTATAATAAGTTTTTTAGATGTGCAATAGCATTATCAATGATTGCTCTTTCTTCATAACTACCGCCTGCTCCAACCGCAGAGTCGCCAGATGTTAATGCATCTAAACCTTCTACATATTTTTCTTGTGTAATACTGTCAGATTCAAATCTGCTTTTTAATGATAATATTGAAGAAGCAGTTTCTTTACACCAACCTTCTCTTGTATCACGTGCATTGATTAATCTATTTAAAAATTCAGCCATTTTATTCCTTTTTTGTTTATTTGTATGTATTTAACCTTTTTTACGACCACTCTTCATGTTGGCACACCAATGATACATTTTAGACTTCTCTCCAGATGCGTTTTTAGCCTTCTTACGCAATGAAGTTACTGTACCATTGCAACTGGCACCTGACTTCTTTACTCTACCTGGTCTGCTTTTGCCTTTTACTTGGCCATCAGCAAAATTCTCGTTGGCTTTATTATTACCCACATTTTTAAAACCAAATCTATTATTAGGGCCTATACCTTTTTTATGTATTAATCCTTGCGGCTTAATTGTTTGAGGCATGATAATCCAATCAGTAATGATGTCTCTTATCTTCATCTCAGTTTAGGTGGATGCCCTTTTTTGTCTATTTTGAATCCAAACTTTGCCGCTTGACGTTGTGTTTCGCCTGGCTTTACATCTGCGGTTGTGTTCTGTTTAGTAATGATTCCAACACCTTCTTGTTTTGTTTGATGTTGTTTTGTGTATGCTTCCAATTCTGATTTAACTTTACTTAACGAATCTTTGTTTGCTTGATACAGTATTCCAAAGCCACCAGCACTTTGCCATTTTTGTATGTTGATAGGTCTATCGTCTATCAGTATGTTGGGCTGTTTGGTTTGTTTGTTTACAGCATAAGATTCTTTTCTACCAGTAATAATTATTTCCTCAGGTTGTTCAATATTTTTACTGATCCAAACCTTTTTCCATTTTGCTGAATTCTCATTGTCTCCTCTTAATGGTGAAGAACAAATTGAAAAAGTTCCATCTGTGAAATCTTTCACCATCTTAATTAATTGATCTGTACTTGCAATTTTTGGTAAAGTTTCAAAAAAGTTTGTGCCTGTGATTCGTTTGATCACATCTGCTTTTAAATCTTTAGTTCTGTCCGATGTAAGTTCTTTCCAGTGTTTAACACCGTACAATTTTTCAATACCACCAAAGAAGTCAGCCATAACTCCATCCATGTCTAAATATACAATTGGTTTCGTTTCCATATCTTCATTATACAACTTTTTGTTGTATTTGTCAATATTGGAATCTAATTCCAAAATACGCATTAATTAAAACCTAAATGTGTAACTTCTGGGTATCGTTGTTTGATTTTTCTAGCAAGTTCGTTGTGGAGTTTAACCTGTTGGTTCATGTGACCTTCTGGTTTTCCACCCGATATCATTGTAGGACCACCTGGTTCTTTGTCCACGGTGGTGTCTTGTTTTGGCGATTGTTTGTCTATGTGTTTTTTCAACCACTGAGTTGTTACACCAATAAATTCTTCCACAGGCACAGCACTCATTTCTTCAAAATCTGCACTGTAACCCAGACCAGTTAAAAATTCTCTCATGCTGGCATTACTCATGTAAGGAGTGTCCAACTCTTTATCTTTTGCCCACGCCATTGGGAATTCATACACAGTATGCTTTTCGCCATCAAAATCTTTTTCAGTTTTAAAATAAGGAATCATATTAGCACCTTCTTTAACTGAATCTTCAGTTGCGACTGTATCTTTCATTCTCACATTCTTAATGCCCATCTTTTCCAATTTCTCAGGCATCCTTGTGACTATGAACTTACCACCTGTGTCCTGCTCGTCAAACTCGTAGCCTGCTGTTGTCATTAAATCTTTGATAGCAAAGTTTCCATCAGATGAACCAAATCCTTCTCCATCTGGCCAGTCATCATAATTTCGTTCTACTTCCTCTCCTGCCGCTTTTAATTCTTTTGCGTAAGCCGTGTATTCTTCTGCTGATATGAATTTTCTCATCACAGCCAGTCTCACAAGGTCCATACCTGATCCAAACGGTGCATCTTCTGAAACTGTTTCTTCATTAGTTGATTCGTTCTGTATGCCATGTGATGCCAACACCATGCTCATCGCATCTGCCAGTCCAACTTTGTCCATGTTCATCTGCTCTAGGTCTGACGTGTCACCGTGGTCATTGAACACCGCCATGTATTCTTTTGCTTTCATTGGATCAAATCCTGCCTTGTTTAGGATGTCCTCGCTTCTGTAGTCCAGGTCTTCCTGCACCGCTGATTCTTTTTTGCTGACTTGCACTGTGAATTTATCTCCATCAAACTCTACATCTTGTCCAGAGATCAATTGATACATCTTTGCCAACAGTCTGTTGTCGTATTCAGGTTTGCCATGTCCTTTTTGAGGTTCTTTAATTTTGTTGGCTAATATTTGTACAAATGCTGTTTTGTCCACAACCATGGATCCTTCGTTGGTTGTTTGTAGTGCTTTTGCAACACTGGGGTGATCTGCTAGTCCAGGAGCAATTTTGTTAATCACTTCAACAGCACCTGTCATGTTACCACCTTTGTATTTAGGATTGTTTAAAACCCCATACGCCATTTTAATTTCTTTATCACTAAAGCCCATGTTGTCTTCTGTTCTCAATGCTGATCTCTTGTATCCTTTTTGAATAAAATCGTTTTCACGTTCTGCTGGAATCATTATGGTTTTTCCATTTTTATGAACATACAACGACTTAACTTCAGCACCCATTCTTTTTAAGTCAGTTGCTTGTACACCGTCTTCTGTTTGAGATTTGCCTTTTTGAACTCTATCAAAATAGTGTGAACTCATGTTACCGTAGCCGTGTCTCCACGCCATCTGTCTCAAAGTCTTTTCGTCTGAATCTTTAAATCTATCTGCCAGTTCTTGATCAGTCATGTCAGCATATCTTTGTTTGCTTTTGATAACTGATGCTGGCATTCTTTCTTGAACGTTGTCTTCTGTTTTTAAATTTTTCTCAGCCCATCTATGTAATTCTTCTTTTCTTTTGGCTATTGTTGCTTGTGTTCTAGCATCACTCATTCTAGGATCTTTTTGAATGTCTTGTAGTGAAGCCATTTTGGCTTTGTAATCTTCTCTGTCTGTGGGATCAGGTTGATTTGCTATTTTAAATTCTACTAAAAATAAATCTCTTAATTTCATTTCTTTCTACCTCTAAACTGTACAGGTCCAGTCATGTATGGTTTGGAAAACCATAATTTAAACCAATCCGGATCTCCGGGTTTTAAGCCTAGTTTTCTTTCCTTTTGCTTTAAAGCAGTAGCAGTCTGACTAATGTTTTCGCCCATGGACGGTTCATTACCCTCTGTGCCAATGCCTGCCAAACGTTTTAAATCGCTTATGTTCATATTTATACTGTTCTAAATAGTTATAGGGTTTAGTTTGAGCCCTGTTCTCACTTGATTATACATTTCTTCTGCTGTTTTAGGGTCTATAGGCACAGCATTTATAAAAGTTCTTTTGTCTCCACGAGCGGCTAAATCACGCATTTTTGAAGCACTCATGCCTTCAAGACCTTGTGCATCTGGATCTCTTTCACCTGCACTAACCACTTTGATTGAATCAAAGTTATATTCTTTACCATTGTACTTGTTTAACAGTTCGTTGAATTGATTTACTCTGTCTGAACCTGCTACATATGTGATATCTGTATATCCCATTTGTTCTAATTTTTTCATTGCTTCAACCCATGTTTTCACCGACTTGTCTCCTACTTTGATCATTGGAAACATTTTTTGAGCAAAGGTTAATTTTTGTGCAAATGTTAATGGATCAGTTTTTTCATTTTGAGTATGTGTTATAAAGATATAAGGGTCGCCTATCTGTGCTTTGACAACTTCACCTATTTTTTTGTGTCCTGCTGTTGGAGGATTCATTCTGCCAAAGGCAAATACAGCAGTTTTATTTGGTGCTTCTACTATCTCGGTAATCAACATGATTACTCTCCATTTTCTTTTTCAGAATCCATTATTCTCTGCATCAGCAAAGTTTTATCTTGTGTAGTTATTTGATCTGCTATCTGTTTTGGAATCTTGTATTTTGTGCAATATTCTTTGATGCACGAATCTATCAAAGGCATAACTGCTTCATTATCGCCTGTTTGTTTGCACTTGTTCATTGTAGGGTAATAATTTTTTCTATAAAAATCATCATCGTTAATCATGTAAAAGTACATATCATCTAATAGATCGTAATCTAAAGTAGGTTCTTGTTCTATCTGATTGAATTCGTTCAGTCTTACCATTTTATGCCGCCTCCTTATAGGTGCTTAACTGTTCTACTATAAAACCTTTATGTTTGCCTCTGTTTATGTATTTTCCCATACTTTGTTTCCAATGTAATGTATTATAGTTCCAATTCTTTTCTTTGCAGAGTGTTTTAAATTCTAGTCCGTTAACAACATATTTTTTGTTTGTGTTAGTTGTTATTTGATATGTGTATTTTTCACTTCTCATACGAGACGAAGCAGATCCGCCTTTGGCATGCCATTCATAAGACTTGCCTGTAAAGTTTTTAGCATATTGTTGACCTGCGTTGCGCTGATGTTCGATAAACGCATTGTAGTCGTATTGTCTTAATCCGTGTAAGTAATGCTTGCCGCCGTATGCATTATTATATGACATAGGATCTTTCACTACATCTTCATTAACTATTTCTTTTTCTAAATCCCATAATGCATCTGCGTTATCTGCTGTTGCAATAATTTCTTTAGTAAAGTTTTCAACGCCATACTTATTGATGGCATTTTTAATACCTATACCACTACCCATATAGGAATCATTTACATTTTTAGTAGCGTGTCTACCAATGTAATATTTTCCATTTATATGGTTAGTTATTTTATAGATAGTATAATGCATCACCAAGCTCTACAACTCCAGTATCTTGCTTTGTGTCTAGGTCCTGGACTAGCACAGTTGTGCCTTGCTCTAAATGATCTACGTCTTGCTGGATTAGATTTTTTAATTCTCATGTTAGGATCACCAAAGTTTACTTTTTTAACATTTTTAGTTTTTGGATCACGAACATACACTTTA